AAAAAAAAAAACAAGACGAACAAATAACTAAAATAAATGAACTAAAAGGAGAGATTAAAACCTTTCCGGATCAAGATGCTAAACGTAGACCATTAGAAGAATTATTAGCAATTGTTTCAAATGGTACATCAGTATCAGTATCAGTAGTACCACTCCAATTCGAAAAAGATGTTGCTTCCGCAATTGCGAAAGCTGATAAAAAAATATCCGAGAATCAGAAAGAAGTTGCCAAAATAGAAGGTGAAAAAAAATCATTAGACAAACAGATCAAGGATTTGGAGGCGAAAGGGGCAAAGATGAAAGCCAAAGACGATTTGAAGATTGAATCAGAAGACCTCGACAAGGACATCAGCGAAGAAGAAAAGACCGCTGCACAAACCTTGAAGAAAAACGAAAAACCCATCAAAGAACTCTTGAAAAAGAACCCTCCGATTAATTTTGACATGAAAGAACCTTTAGAGATGTTCAAGGATCCGAAAACTTATTTGTATACGAGATATTCTGGGATTACTAGTGGAAAAGAGATGTCAAAAACAGTAACTCTTATGGACGGCGTTGACATGCTGGTTCCTACCCACCTTCCTGCGGCGGCATCCGTCTTTGTCTACAAGACGGGTCAAAAGGATGAAACACAGTTGGCAAAGGAAGCGGAAGCCAAAGAAGCAGCCGATAAGAAGGCCGTCCTTGCCCAAGCAAACGCAGAACGAAAGTCCAAAGAGGCCATTGCAAAGACCCAAGCAAAGTCTGCTGCCGCGGCGACCGCAAAGGCTGCACAGATCGCATCCCAAGGCCAGATTAGGGCCCAAGTACCCCGTGGTCAAAATCCGCGGGGTCCTGATAAAGGACAAAACAGACAAAACAGACAAAACAGACCACAAAACAATGCTATAACAAAAACAAGAACTCAAAGAGTTAAAAATGCCGTTACAAACGTTACAAGACGCGTTACACAAGGTGTGAAAAATGCAACCGTCGGGGTTGCAGGAAAAATCGGCCAATTACTGGGCAGAAAACCTCGGCAAGTATGTGTTAAGGAACGTGGTTCCGAAGAATGTTTAACCGTATCAGAAAATAAAAAGGGTGATATTATCATTGAACGTCATCCAAGACAAGCATAATAAAATCGAAGTGTCTCGAAAATAATTTGATACTGTATAAATGGCGCTCTTGACCACTCGTTTCACGGACGAGACCCTTTGTGAGAATTTGCGCTTTCGATCCAGTCACAAGGTCGCCTGTATTTACAATTTGATGGTCCCGATCGCAGATCATCATCCCTTTCATAATCTCTACGTGCTCGAGATGAACAACACGCAGGACACGCTGGTCGGGATCGGGATCATTACGAAAAAACGTTGGCCCAAGGAACAGGTCTATGAAAACCCCTATTACAATCGCTATACGTACAAAGGAGATCTGCATATTCCCGCGAGTGATCTGCCCCCTGAATTCGTGAAAGAGATCGAGGACCGGCTCTTTCGCGGAAAAAGTCACATGAAACGCGGGAAAAGCATGACCCAGTTTCCTTCGAAGTGGCTAAAAAAAGAATACTTTGATCTTATTCATGAACATATATTGAACGCACGCTTAGGCAACAGTCTGAAATCGTAGATAGACGAATTTTTCTTGTGTCCCGATCCATGCATCGGTTTTAAAGTCGGCAAAGGCCATGGGTTCTTTCGTAATGTACAGGTGGCATGTGTGTAATTCCATCCCCACAACCTCGCGGTCTTCCCGAATGCTGGTGAACATATTTTTGGCGTGCTGATCGTTGTAATAGATGCAGGCATTGACCGCCTCCACAAAGAGATGTTGCGTGGGTGTCCATTTCTCCACGAGGGTGCTGTCCTTGTTCTTCAGCACGGCATACAGACGATGGAAGATCGACAGCAACACCTCTTTCAACATTTCCAGCAATTCTTTGTGACGCTTGAACTGGGTCGACCGCTGTGCGTACATAAAGGCCTTGCGTCGAAACTTGGTCTCGTCCACTCGCTTGAGTAAGTATTTGATGCGGTTCTCGATAAGCGACGGCTCGTGTGGATTGCGGACTTCCAGGCGGTTGTCGATTTCCTCGAGGAAACGATAATACTGATAAATACTGTTTTCGATCAAGGCCACCAACGGCTTCGGCTTCTGATGGGCAATCTGTCGGATGGTCAGCCGAATTTCGCCAATCCCTGGCAATCCACAAGGATTTTCCTCGCGCGGGACAAATCCTTGTGTATTTCGTAAATGCTCATAATAATGGGGGTTGTGAATGCGCCCATTGACCACCAGCCCCGACTTCCAACTAAACGCCGTCTTGCACTCGGTACACCACATCTGGTCGCACCCGTCAATCTTGTAGATCCGTGTCGTACAGGATGGGCAAGGTTTCGTTTCTTCGCGCAGCATTTTTGCCGTGGCCACGTTTTCGGGCAAACAGGTGTGTTCTTCACCTTTCACCTGGAAACAGGAGGAACAGGTATACACGCTGCATAGACCGCACTTGTACTGGGTCGAGAGGAACCCCTGACACTGGTCGACCTGGCAATGCATGATGAATTCCTTCTTCTGTATGGGCGCCGTGATGCTTTTTTCGATACGAAACTGGCGGATCATATCGTCGTATTGATTGCCCTTGCACACGTCGCAGGTGTACTCCGTGCACATACACATCTCCACGTGACATTTTTCATCGGCGAGGCATTCAGTCAACACTCTCAGACAATCCTTGCAGTGATTTTCCTGGCAATCCGTACAGGTCATGTTTTCATTGAGATTGAACCCTTTGCATTTGAGGCATTGCATGAGGAAGCGCTCCCGTGTTTCCTCAAGTTGATAGACGTATTCGTTACGATAACGAGGCAACAATCGGACGTTGCGTCGATACGGGTCATTCAGAATGCATCCCTTGCACAAGATCGATTTGTAATTCGCACCGTGACAGGTGGTACATCCGTAGGTAAAGAACGATTTCTTTTCTTGGGTCAAGGCCATGATCTTCGCGTCGATTGCCTCGTTCTTCTCAAACGCTCGTGCCAAGTCTTGGGTATGCGGCAACTGACTTTTCTCAAACTCGGCGTACACGACCTCGCGACTTTTCTTGTAGTCGGTCGTGGTATACGTTTTTCCGATCGCCGACATGACGAATTCTATTCCCCACGCCAGCTTGCAACTCATGCAATGGGGGTCGGACACTTGTCCGCATAAATAGGTTCGAACACACGTTCGGCAACAGGAAAATCCGCAGGGGCACACGACTTTGGTAGGGTTTGTTTCGCAACATACTTGGCACGACATTTTTTATTAGAAAAGAATTTTATTTTGTGGAGGTCAATTTTTACTTACAACTCATCTTGTTCTTCCTCTTCTTGTTCTTCTTGTTGTTCATCTCTATTCATTGCGGCTGCAGCTCGATTGCTTGTTTTTCTTGTTCTTGTACCATTTACTGGATGAGTTCTTCTTCTAGCTGTGCTTCTGCCAAGAGGCCTGCCTCTAGGTTGTTCAGGTTCCAGTTCCCTATTAAAAATGTCTGGTATCGATCTATCTAGAACTACATCCAGTCCCGCTCTAGTTTGAAGTGCATGTATAGTGACTGACAGACGTTGGCGTCTATTCGAAACATCATCCATACCCCAATTTACATCCATTCCAGTTTCATGTAAAGAGGTTGATACTGCAACTCTTTGTCCTTCTAATGCATTTATTTGGTTTTGTGTAGGTTCTGGCGGCGGATCTGGTGGCAGTGGAGGTGGACTGTATACAGAATATATATCTGTACACGGAACAACACATCCTTGTGCACTTTTGTTTTTTGTAGTAGGATCTAAAAACTGAAAAATGATCCCGAACAATAAATTAAACCAACATAATGTGGCTGCGCCTGCACCTGCAGCCACGGCCCGTGCACCTGCTCCTTCGCTCGGGCATTCGCGTTCACATGGATCGTCTGCAACATGATCTGTTTTTCTTTTTTTTGTATCTCTTTCATCTTCTTCTTTTTTTCTTGCTTCTGCTTGTCTTTTTGCTTCTTTTGCTTGTCTTTTTGAAAAATCTATCGCAACCTCAATATTCTTTACTATAGTGTCATCTGAACAATCAGATATGTTTTTATGTTTATCGATATAGGATAAAATATTAAAAAACTGATAACGAATATCCCTTTTATCACTCTTATCGTCATGACTTGTTGATAAGATGTCTTTCAATTCATGTATAAAGGTCTCTAGACTATAATAGTCGCAATTATAGAATTTACACTGTTTGTAACAATAGAACGCACTTTCCATACTACCTACGACAAAATCTAATTTCTCTGCAAATATTTTTCTTAATTCATCCGATATACAATCATTTGGTTGTTCCATCGCAACTTTAATTCGTATGAGATAAATTTGGAGTATATCTATTTTGTTTGTAGTCAATTTGATCCCGTTTAGAAGGGGTAAATAAGGTGATAATATGGTAGTTACCTGAGCACTAATTGTATTGTTTACATGAGAGCGAGTATTTGTTTTAAAACCTCCACATCTTGCATCCTTTGGTGTCCTACTAGGTAAAATCACATTTAACGCAATGTTATTGGGTGGTCCGTTCAATAACCCAATTCCACAATGTTGTAATAAAAATGCACCCATCAAATAGGTGACATCTTTCATGATGAGTCGTTTTGGTTCTGTAAGTAAATCATCAACTGTTGTCAGACAAAGAAAGTCGAGGTCACTCATAGAAGATGTAATTTTAGATAATAAATCAGTAAAATCAGTATTATTCATTAATGCGTGAAGATATCGATAAAAACACTCTTTTTCACCGCCTAATGCCATGTCGAATGCTTCCATCATTTTATATAAAATATCATTAGGATAAACGTCATCAGGTGGTGGGTATGGATTATACTTACCGGATTCAAAATGTCGGGTATGTATATAACATATCATCATAGCCATCACGTAAAACATATTTCCTCCTGAATGGCAATATTGAGTGTCTCCTATCTTTTGACCTGGAAGTGCATGGGTTAATTCTTGACGAAACAAACAATTGATCAATCCGAGAATATCTCTCATCACAAGACATAAGTTTCGCAATTCGGAGAATGCAACACCTCCGCCACCACCGCCACCGCCACCGCCACCGCCACCGCCACCGCCACCGCCGAC